TCTTCAGAGACTTACGCTTCTGGTTTTGTAGAAGGTAAAAGCTTAAATGCTGGAGACTTCTTAGAGTTTAACAACATTGATCTAGTGCTAGAGCCAGGTGATAAAATACAGCTTATACCTACTAGCGCTGGGCATATAGATAGTATAGTTACCGTAACGGAAACATTTGTTCCTGTCGGGTAACGGGTATTCCAATTTAGCAATTTTAAAAGGCCCAGTATTGTAGTATAACTATATGTACATCCATTAAAACACAAGGAGTACATATAATGGAACTAGTAATTTCTGAATCATCAAAGTGGGCACATAACATTAAAGCTTGGTTTGCACGTGCACTAGAAGCACTAATCGAAGCACGTCAAGCAGAGGCTAACCGCCGTATCGCAGAGATGCATCTATACCGTATGTCAGACCGTGAGTTAAACGATATTGGCATTGGACGTGGTGACATCAAGCGTATCGTAAAAGAAGGTAAGTAATGATCTATACTTGTTTGAGGAGGCAGTATGGACCCAGTTACAATCATAAGTGGGGCCACTGTCGCCTTTAACGCTCTGAAGAAAGGCTTTGCTATAGGCAAGGACTTACAAGATATGGGTAGCCAGCTAAACAAATGGGCTGGTCATATGGCTGATTTAGGGCAAGCTGAGAAGCAAGTTAAGAACCCTCCTTGGTGGAAAGCTATAGGTGGTTCTGTAGAGTCTGAGGCTATGGAAGTTTTTGCAGCTAAGCGTAAAGCTGAGTCTATGCGTAAAGAGCTAAAAGACTATATAAGTTTTACGATGGGTCCGTCAGCCTGGGATGAGCTTGTAGCTATTGAAGCTAAGATACGAAAGCAAAAGAAAGAGCACGAGTATCGTAAGGCTGAACTACAGGAAGCTATCATAACTTGGACTGTATCAGGTCTTCTTCTATTAGTAGGGTTTGGTGTATTGGGATTCGTACTTTATCTAGTGGCATAAGCAAGAAAGGCAGTAAGTACTACGCCTTTGACAAGGATGGTAAGATACTCGTAATTACCACGTATAAAAGAATAGCTGAGAATATCGACAGGAAAGCTAATGGCAAAAAATCTAACAGAAAATCAACAAAAGTTTCTCGAAGTACTGTTCGATGAGGCTGGTGGTGACGTAGTTAAAGCTAAGAAGCTTGCTGGTTACAGCGATAACACACCTACACGTCTTATTGTAGATGCGCTGAAAGATGAGATATTTGAAGGTACTAAAACGTATATGTCTCGTATTGGACCTAAAGCAGCTGTAGCATTTGGTCAAGCTCTTGTTGATCCTACAGAGCTAGGCGTAAAAGAAAAGATGCAAGCAGCTAAAGAAATCCTTGACCGTGCTGGTGTCGTAAAGACAGAGCGTATGGAAGTTCAAGCATCAGGCGGTTTGTTTATTCTACCACCTAAAGATAGCGATGATACGGATAACTAAACAAAAAGAACGTGAGAGCTTAGGCTACTGGATGTTACCTAAGCCTGACTTCAAAGTAAAAAGATGGGAGCGAATCCCACGACTAACACATCAGATACCTTTCGGGTACGAGATTGATCCAGACGACGATGATTGGCTAACACCTATTTCTAAAGAATTAGAACTATTAGAGCTTGCAAAGAAGCACTTAAAGCAGTATAGTTATAGAGAAGTAGCTGCTTGGTTGTCTACACAGTCAGGTCGTCGTATATCGCACTCAGGGTTAAGAAAGCGTATAGATGTCGAAAGAAAACGTAAATCACTTGCTGCAATTAAACGCAAGCTTACCGAAAGGTACGAAAAAGCGCTCAAGCAGTACGAGATACTCGAAAAAGAAAGACTCGGTTACTACACCTACGCCGACGACACAGAAACCAGCTGAAGTTAAACCTGCTGAGTTTGACCCAATAGCTGCACAAGAGGTAGTCTTTAAGCCTAACCCAGGTCCACAGACACAATATCTAGCCTCTAGTGAACGTGAAGTACTATATGGTGGGGCAGCTGGAGGCGGTAAGTCTTATGCAACTTTAGCAGACCCTCTACGTGATATGAACAACCCAGACTTTAGTGGTCTACTTGTTCGACATACAACGGAAGAACTAAGGGAACTCATACAGAAAAGCCAAGAGTTATACCCTAAAGCAATTCCTGGGATTAAGTGGTCAGAGCGTAAGTCTCAGTGGACCACACCAAGAGGAGGACGACTCTGGATGTCCTACCTCGACAAAGACACTGACGTTATGCGCTACCAAGGACAGGCGTTTAACTACGTAGCTTTTGACGAGCTTACTCAGTGGAATACACCGTATGCGTGGAACTATATGCGCTCACGTCTACGTACTAGCTCTAAAGAACTAGGGCTATATATGAGAGCTACAACCAACCCTGGTGGACCAGGACACTCTTGGGTTAAGAAGATGTTCATTGACCCAGCGCCTGCTAACAACCCCTTCTGGGCTACAGACATAGAAACAGGTGAAACACTAGCCTTTCCTAAAGGACACAGTCGAGCAGGAGAGCCACTATTTAAACGCAGATTTATCCCAGCTAGCCTATTTGATAACCCTTATCTAGCTGACACAGGTGACTACGAAGCAATGCTTCTGTCACTACCAGAGCATCAAAGAAAACAACTTCTTGAGGGCAACTGGGATATTAACGAAGGAGCAGCATTCCCTGAGTTTAACAGAAGCATACACGTGGTGGAGCCATACGATATCCCTCAGTCGTGGACTAAGTTTAGAGCTTGCGACTATGGTTACGGTTCCTTCACTGGAGTTGTCTGGATCGCTGTCACACCAAGTGAACAGTTGGTTGTCTACAGGGAATTATATTGTTCTAAAGTTACAGCTTCTGATCTAGCAGATATGATTCTAAGGGAAGAGGCTGAAGATGGTACTATCAGGTACGGCGTGTTGGACTCTTCTTTGTGGCATAACCGAGGTGATACTGGTCCTTCCTTGGCTGAGCAGATGAATATGAAAGGTTGCCGTTGGCGTCCTTCAGATCGCTCTAAAGGCTCTCGTGTTTCAGGAAAGAATGAGATACACCGTCGATTACAGGTAGATGAGTTTACTGAGGAGCCAAGACTCGTATTCTTTTCTTCCTGTACCAATATGATTTCGCAACTACCATCTATACCTCTGGACAAAAAGAATCCAGAAGATGTGGATACAAATGCAGAAGACCACTTGTATGATGCTTTGCGTTATGGTATAATGACAAGACCACGCAGTTCTATATGGGACTATAACCCAGCAAAGAATCAACGAACAGGGTTCCAAGCTTCAGACTCAACATTCGGGTACTAAAATATGGCAGACATTGATGATCTAAACTTTGACACAGACGAAGTAGTTGCTGCAGAAGATGGCAGTGATAAACTCTTCGAGTCTGTCAGTAGTGTAGTAACTTACGTTAACGAGCGTTATAAACGTGCAGAGGATGCACGACAAGTAGACGAAGAGCGTTGGCTACGAGCGTATCGTAACTATCGTGGCTTGTATGGTCCTGACGTACAGTTCACTGACACAGAAAAGTCTCGTGTGTTTGTTAAGGTCACCAAAACAAAGACTCTCGCTGCGTATGGGCAGATTGTAGACGTGTTGTTTGGTAATAATAAGTTCCCCCTATCGGTAGACCCTACCGTGCTTCCTGATGGCGTTGCAGACGCTGTACACATCAACATTGATCCTGCAGCTGAAAAAGCAGGTGACGAAGTTAAAGTTGTAACTGAGCAAGCTGCAGCAGTCACTCCACTGCTAGGTGATGATGGTAAGCTACGCCCAGGTGAGACTATCATTGATTTACAAGAACGTCTAGCTGGTATGCGTAACAAGCTAGCCCCAGTAGCTGACAAAGTTATTGAAGGTGACGGTACTACCCCAGCTACAGTGTCTTTTCACCCAGCGCTTGTTGCAGCTAAGAAGATGGAAAAGAAGATTCACGATCAGCTACAAGAGAGTGGTGCATCTAAGCATCTACGCTCTATGGCTTTCGAGATGGCACTACTTGGTACAGGCGTAATGAAAGGACCATTCGCTGTAGACAAAGAGTACCCCAACTGGAACGAGAACGGTGAGTATGAACCATTAGTTAAAACTGTTCCTGAGTGTGGTAACGTATCAGTGTGGAACTTCTATCCTGACCCTGAAGCTACATCTATGGATGATGCAGAGTATGTAGTTGAACGTCACAAGATGTCACGTAACCAACTACGTAGCTTAAAAGGTCGTCCTTACTTCCGTGACGAAGCTATCGAAACAGCTATCGCTCAAAGCCCAGACTATGTACGTAAGCACTGGGAAATGAAGATGGAAGACGACGACACACTGTCTGAGTCAGAGCGCTGGGAAGTGCTAGAGTTCTGGGGTTTTGTAGATACAGACATCCTAGAAGAGAACGGCGTAAAGATTCCACGTGAGTTTAAAGATTTAGTTGAAGTTAGCTGTAACATCTGGATTTGTAACGGTGAAGTACTACGTATGGTACTAAACCCATTCAAACCAGCACGTATCCCTTACTACGCAACACCTTACGAACATAACCCCTACTCATTCTTTGGTGTAGGTATCGCTGAGAATATGGACGATACACAGACTCTAATGAATGGCTTTATGAGGATGGCAATCGACAATGCTGCTTTATCTGGAAACCTCATTATTGAGCTTGACGAAACCAACCTGGTGCCAGGACAAGATATGTCAGTGTACCCAGGGAAGGTGTTTAGGCGACAAGGTGGTGCACCTGGACAGGCCATCTTCGGCACCAAGTTCCCCAACGTTGCTCAAGAGAATATGCAACTCTTTGACAAAGCTAGGGTCTTAGCTGATGAAAGTACTGGCTTTCCTTCGTTCGCTCACGGACAAACTGGAGTCAGCGGCGTTGGTCGGACTGCCTCTGGTATTTCTATGCTT